CCATACATCGGGCATCTAGCCCACAAATAACAAGATCAACTGGAGGTAACATCATGGCAATGGAAGCAATCTCAGCACGGTATCAGGTAAAGGACGAGAATGGCAATGCAGTACTCGATGGCGAGGGTAAGGCCGTATGGCAGGAATGTCAGGTGGACTACGATCTTGGGGACTCTATCGAAGCTGCCTCCGAGAAATTTGGCGCCGACGTAGTCTTCTCTCAGTTCAAAGCCAATGCCCGAGTGGTTATTCAGGGCATCATTCGTGCCAAGCTCAAGGCTGGCCTCTCTGCTGAAAAGATCCAGGAATTCATCTCCACTTACGTCCTCGGCGTAGCAGTAGAGAAGACTCAGGTCGACCCAGTTCAGGCCGTCAAGGCTGCCTTCGCTACGTGGACCCCCGAGAAGCAGAAGGAATACTTGAGAGAACTCGGCGTAGCTGTCGACTAATAATCCCTAGTATTAACCCTGGAGTAATGATCCTCATCCTTGACTTGTGCAGGGATGGGGATTTTTCTCCCTCAGATTGCCACAAATTAATGTAAATAACACACCTTAGGTCCTTGGCCTACTGGAGCACATTATGACAACTCAACTAGAATTCCTCTCCGAACTTACCTCATTATTGAGTGAGGCCCCACCTTCTCACGGAATCCTGGGAGTCTACTTAGTCAACCATCCCAAACAAATTCATATGGAAGAAGGCACCTTTCTCAGACTCTTTCTAGATTTCAAGGAAGAAGTGTGGGACGCCGGCACTTACTCCTCCAAATTGGTCGCCACTCTCAACGGTGTTGAGATATTCTGCCTATCCAACCTCGTTAGGATTTCAGGAGAGTTGAAGGAGGGTCACTAATGTCCAATCCACGCTCGGGGATACAGTTAGCTTACCCCTTCGAAGAACGAAGACTCTTGAATCAAGGAAGATTCAGTCTGCGATGGTCCCCACCTTACATCCTTCAGCCCAAGCTGAACGGGGAGAGATGCCGCCTTATTCACGAGGGAGATAGGTGCCTCCTCCTCTCCTCAACAGAGGAAATCATATCATCTGTTCCTCACATCAATGAGGCCGGCCTCCTTCTCCCCCAGGGTGAGTTTGATGGTGAACTCTATGTCCATGGCTGGACCTGGGCTGAAATCCACAGTGTGGTCTCGACCACCTCCACCATGCATCCTAACTATGGTGCTATGCAACTCCATCTATTCGACATCATCACAGAGGGGAGTCAGATCAATAGGTTAATCTCCTTGAATCAGCGCTTCAGGTCAAACGGTCTTCCTCCCTGTTTACAGTTGGTCCAACCTCATATGGCCAACACCCTAGAAGAGATCTACCAGATTTATGAGAAGTTCATAGGACTTGGTTATGAGGGTTTCATCATTAGGCATGTAGATGCCACCTATCTTCGCAGAAGATCTCCGGCAATGATGAAGTTCAAGCCTAAGGCTAAGGACGAGTATCTTATCACTGGAGTGTATGAGGCCATTAGTGCCGATGGTAAGCCTAAGGGCATGGTCGGTGGCTTCAACTGTATCGACGACATGGGGACGGAGTTCTCAGTAGGGGCAGGTAAGTTAACTCATGAGAAGAGAATTCAGATTTGGGAAATGTGGCTTGATGCTCCCCACTATATCAAGGACTCATATCTTGAGGTTGAGTACCAAACCATGTCTGATAAGAAACGAGTTCCCTTATTCAGTAGAGCAGTACGAATTATCTAACCCTTCCTCAGTAGGAGGCATTTGCTACATTACATTTTGTAACATAGCAACCAAGGAGACCCTTATGAAAACAAAAGAGATAAACAGTACTTGGAGTCGTGAGGTAGGAGATTGGGATAAGACCTCCAATAAATATATAAATAAAAGAATTATCGAGATGCCTGATAAAATTCTTACTATGGAAATAATAGAGAAACCCTCAGGAGATACCATTAAGTTTCATGGAGATCCTACAGGATTTGCTTCTTATTACATCTCTACACTTTTGGAAGATGACTTTCCAGAAAGGACTCATCTATGCATTTGTGCAGGTACTATAAACAGTTATCCAATATGTTTAGTACCCTGGTCAGATGTCCTAGACTTCCTCAAATCCCAAGGGTATTCAAATGACTAAAGTCTTCATCCCTAACAAAAGTTATCACGACTTCTCAGATGCCACACGCTTCGGGGAGTTGATCTATCTCACCGCGGGCAAGATCAGCATCCTCTCCATAGGTCGCATGTACAGGACCTTCATGCCAGTTATCCAATCCTCAACAAAAGAGGACTACATCCTGGTCAGTGGCCCTTCGGTGATGACTAGCATTCTATGTAGTATGTTCTCAATCAAACACGGTGTCCTTAACTTACTGATTTACCAAATCGGAGGAGACAACAAGGGTCACTACAAACAAAGGAGGATCTCTTTTGAAGAACTCACTCAAGACACCACCCTCACTATCGCAGAGCCGGGCTTGGACTAAATTCTTAATTCATGGAGTGGAGGCTTCCCTTTCCAATCTTAGTAAAAGGGATTGCATCTCACCTTCTGAGAAGTATAACTTAGATGTGGCCCTAGCCACTGTTCGCAGGATAACTAACAATTGGGCCTTGGCTAAAGAACTTCAACTCCTGGAGGCAAGTTATGATACGAGAAAATCCTAATGATCCAAAATCAGATGTATTACTATCTGCTGAAGAATACGAAGAACTTCTTGATAAGATAGATCTTTTAGAGGCTCTTCAAGAAGGTGGGGTAGATAACTGGGAAGGCTTTGAATACGCTATAGATATTTACTATGTAAAAGGACCTGAACGTAGGAGGTAATCTAAATGACAGCCAAACAATATAAGAAAGTACTATCCATGTACAAAGAGGGCATTTCTGAGGAGATCTGCATAGCAGCCATTATCGAACTATGTCCCCTGATCCCATCCGTGATAGTGGCTCAGTGGATACTTAGATTCATAGAGGAGAAACAGAAATGACCTTACCCATACCCTACCACCCCTCACAAGATGTCCTAGACTCAACGAAGGTCCAAGCTTACCAATCATGCCCCCGCATGTTCTTCTATGAGTATATGTTGGGTTGGCGGAGTGCTCGTCCTAACAATCACTTGCATTTCGGCAAAGCGGTCCACATTGCCCTGGAGCACATCATCCTTCATGGGTACAGAGTGGAAGCTGTGATGGAAGCTTTGGAGATGTTCAATCAGGAGTACCGAGCATTCTTCCCAGAAGAGACTGATGTGATCTATAGCCCGAAGACCCCCACTAGGTTCTTCGACATGTTAATCCAATACCTCAAAACATACCCCGATGACCTCACAAGATACGAAGTCTACAAAACTGAATTCGGAGGAACTGTCTCCCTCTCTCCCCGACATGCACTGGCCTTCAAGATGGATACTGTCCTTATTGATAAGGAAACAGGTCTCTATTGCTCTCTTGAACATAAAACGAAGGGAGGGAACTATATCGGAGACGGATACTACTACGAACACATGATGGGCATCCAGGTCGGGACATACACCCACGTACTAAATTGTATGGTACCACCCTCTAAAGTAAGTGGAGTAATCATAAATTGCTTGTGTATGAAGAAGACCAAAAAGCCCGAGTACATCCTCCAACGCTTCCCGATCATGCTCTCGAATGTGCAAATGTATAAGTGGCTGGAGAACACTAAAGCCTGGATGGATAAGATTTACAGGGATGTAGAAGACCTTGAAGCCTCGTCACCTAGTAACGATATCATGAAGTGTTTCGTAATGAACGGTCGCAGCTGTACTAATTGGGGTCGTACCTGTATCTACCTTGATATGTGCACTAGTCACGCCAATCCTCTTCAACACATCGAAAGGATGCCTACCGATCTGGAGGTCTCCCACTGGAACCCCTTGGAAGAAGATCTTCGAGAAGTATTGACTTTGTAAGAACACCAAATAACACTAACCTAGTGAGGCCAACTATGTCCGAAATCAATCATCATCTCGACCCTACTGACGCAATCGCCCTATACAAAGGCCAGAAATCTATGCTCATCCTCATAATAGCCAAGTCTGGTCGAGGCAAGTCCACAGCCATTCGCAACCTCGACCCTAAAGAAACCTTCCTAATAAATATCCTAGGCAAACCTCTTCCCTTCCCCAAAGGTGGCCAATACCAGGAGAAGGACAACATGCTAATCTCCACTGACGCTGCCAAGATCCGCAGTACTATGATGGAAGTTTCCCGCAACGAGAAGTGGAAGAACCTCGTAATTGACGACGGCCACTACGTCATGGCCACGGAGTTCATGACGAAGGCCCTTGAGAAAGGTTACGAGAAGTTTACCATGATGGCTAAGAATATCTTCGAGATCATCCTTCTCACTACAAAGTTAAGACCGGGGTTGAAAGTCTTCTTCCTCACCCACGAAGAGGACACTGGCACTGAGAGGAAGATGAAGACCTTGGGCAAACTTCTGGATGATAAGGTGACCTTAGAAGGACTCTCCTCGATAGTCTTATTTGGTGAAGTCTTCTCAGAAAATGATAAGCAAATGTACTACTTCGCTACCCAAAGTAATGGCTACACCACGGCAAAGTCCCCTTACGATATGTTCCCCAATCGCATCCCAAATGATCTGGACATAGTGTCCAGACGTATAGACGAGTACTATTCAGGAGTTGACCTGAAGGACTCAAAATGTGATTTCACCTTATAGGAGAGTAGTTATGTCTGAAGATCCTTGGAAGCATCGTAGCGCTGGAATGAAATGCTTGACTTGCATGTGGTATGCTGTAAAAATAGGCAGAGAAGATAAGATTACTAGTGCTGTAGGTCGCTGTCGTAGACATGCTCCCACTATGAATGGCTACCCAGTTGTTTATGAAAAAGACTGGTGTGGAGATCATAAACTTAACGAATTAGCATTATAGGAGGTAAGTATGACCTTTAGAGTAACATTGCCAGATGACCCCGATCTTCCCTTGGATGAAGAGGATAAACTTTTAGGTCCTACTGAAGAGGATCTCTGTGCCATGGATGTTGAAACGTCCCTTGAATCTATATTTGAGGACTCTATTAACAGTTTAATATCAATCACCGAGGAGGTAAATCCACCTGAGAAAATCAAAGTAATTGGCAAGCTCCGTGGAGCCCTTGAACTGTTCAACCAAAAGTAAATAACACCTTTGGGCCTTAGCCCTAACTCACCAACCCATTCTAAAGAGGTACTACAATGAGCGAATTCGACGAAGAAATGGCAGCAATGAACGAGACTCTCCTTGACATCGACACCAGTGACTCTCAGGAGCCCACTACTGTGGAACCAGGCGAGTACAAAATTCGCATCACGGGATTCAGGAAGGATAACGAAGGCAAGGTGATTCGTACTTCTGAAGCAGGAAATAAGTTCTTCATTACAGTATTCGATATTCCTGATGAGGAATTCTCTAAGGGCCTGAGCAAAATGTTCATGGTCCCGACTCCTGAGATGGAGCCCAAACGTCTGAATGCAGTGAAGTGGGACCTTGAGTGCTTCAAGAGAGCTTTCGGCCTTGCCGAAATTAACTTCTCTAATATGGTCGGCAAGGAGGGTTATGCCATCTTGGGAGTCTCCCACTCAGAACAATACGGGAATCAGAACGAAGTGAAGAAGTTCGTCACGGGGGCCTAAGTAGACTGTATGGGAATGGCGAAATTGGTAAACGCTGATATATGGCACAGAGATACGGGAAACCTGATAGGCGTGGAGACACGTAGGCCAGTTGATCAGGACGTTGGGGACAAGGCCCCGCTAACGCTGCGCATCGCCCGTGCGAATATGAGAGCTTCCGGTATGGTCTAGGTAGTGTATTCTAGGTCGATGGTTCTCAAATGAAATCTCATTGCAGGTTCGAGTCCTGCTTCCCATACTAATAGATTGTAGGGAAGGTAGAGGTGGTAACCAGTGCCAGTCTAAAGCTCAAACCATTGACTCTTGTCTGCCTTTGCTACATTATGTAATGTAACATAGAAATCGGAGGAATCTAATATGGATTTTGGTGAAGCCTTAGATGTACTAAAACACGGAAATAGTGTCCAGAGATCTGGTTGGAATGGTAAGGGACTCTGGCTTACTCTCCAGACTCCTGATGCTAACAGTAAAATGACTCTCCCTTACATCTACATCAGCTATCCCACAGATGCTATTAACACACCTGGAGCACGAGTTCCCTGGTTAGCATCTCAGACAGACCTTCTTGCTGAAGATTGGGACGTAGTAAGTGAGAAGGTATAGAATTATTCCTTTGTTACAATATGTAACATAGCATTCAACCTTAAGGGTGGGGGACTAACTATCCCCTGCCCTACATTTAGTGGAGGACTTATGACAAGTAAGTACCCAAATCATGAGCAGTAATGATTATCGTCCACGTCTATCTGTGGAGGTCCGTCAGGATCAATTCAACAAGCTCCAAGACATCCTCCCCCATGGCACTCAGAAACTCCTCTTCCAGGCCCTCCTGGATGGAGTCATCGAGCTCCACAATCGTGGAGGATTCAACGCTGTCGGGGCGATCATCTCAGGCCACGTCAACATAGTCCAATTGGCTAAGGCTGGAGAAGTCTACACCCAAGTTGCTATTCCGAAGGAGTAGGTATGGCCACAATAGAATCCCTTAATATCTCCATAACCCACATGACGAGGGCAGCACTCTTCGAGCACCTAGGAAGGATTCGAACCCAGAGGAGACTCCGCCCAGCACCGAGGCAGAAGAGTACCCCTGCCAAGGTAGCCCGAGCACCTAAGAAAGGCAACCTCAAGCAGCAAGATCTCTTCCAATATGCCAATGGCCTCACCGACGAAGCTAAGGCCAAATTGGCTGCAGAATTGATAAGGGGCTTGATGGGATGATGCCACTGACAAACATCAAAGGGAGAATCTTTGGCGAGTGGAAAGTTGGAGAGAGGGCTCCTTCTATAGGTGGTCACGTAAGATGGATCGCCACTTGCTCCTGCGGTAACGTGAGAGAAGTTAGAGGAGACAATCTCCTGAAAGGAAAATCAACTAAGTGCAAACCCTGCGCATTAGCGCAACTATACAAGAGGTACAAATCATGACCCAAGATGTTTCACAACTTCTCTACGTTCCCATCGAGGACATAGACATAGGGGATAGATTCAGGAAAGATTACGGTGACCTAGGCCAGTTGATCTACTCGATCAAGAAAAACGGCCTTATCACTCCTGTAGCCGTAGGCCTTACTGAGTCCCTCAAAATCGACTGTAAGTCCGATAAGAAGTATACCCTCCTAGCTGGTGGCCGTCGAATGGCTGCCATCCTAGACATGAAATGGTCTCATGTGCCAGCCAAGATCTATGATCAACCTCTGACCGAACTCGACTTCAGATCCATCGAACTCGCTGAAAACTTGGACCGCAAGGAGATGACCTATGTCGAAGAAATCGCCCTCAAAAGAAAGATTAACGATCTGCAGATCAGCATACATGGAGCCAAGCATTCTAAAACACCTGATGCGGCAGGATGGTCTCAAGCAGACACCTCTAGGCTCCTTAAGGAGAGTCCTGCTAACCTTACGAGGGATCTTAAGTTGGCGCAAGCGATAGAACAGTTCCCGCAGATTGGACTGGATAAATGTAAGTCCAAGTCTGACGCACTAAAGTTGCTCAACAGTATTGGTAAGAAACTGAACAATTCCATGCAAAGTGAGAAGTTTACTAAGGACATGGGAACTGGAGACAAGACCTTCAAGAAACTCCACGACTCCTACATTCTTCGTGACTGCTTCGAAACCTTTGCTCAGATCCCAGCTAAGTCCATAGACTTCATCGAGATCGATCCTCCTTATGCCATGGACCTCCATTCGAAGAAGTCTGAAGGCTCCATGCTAGGTTATAATGAAATCGAGATGCTGGCCTATCCTGAGTTCATCACCAAAGTCCTAACCGAATCCCGCCGTATCCTCCGAGATGACGGCTGGATGATCTGCTGGTTTGCTATGGACCCTTGGTTCAACTTCATCTCCACCCTCTTGAAAGAGATTGGCTTCAAACTCAACCTCCTCCCCGGCTTATGGATAAAGCCGACTGGTCAGACTATGCAACCCGAAACTCAATTCGCCAACTGTTATGAACCCTTCTTCTACTGTAGGAAGAATGGTAGTGCTAAGTTAAATAAGATGGGTCGGTCCAATATCTTCGAGTTCAACCCGATGCCACCAGCTCAGAAGATCCATCCCACTCAACGTCCACTCCCTCTCATGATCGAGGTCTTCAGCACCTTCTGTGCTCCGGGCAAGAGTGCATACATTCCCTTTCTAGGGTCTGGTACCAGTCTCCTAGCAGCCCATACGTGCAAGGTTGGAGCCTTTGGTAATGACCTTACTAAAGAGTTTAAAGAGGGATTTATAGTTCAACTTCAAGCCTACCTGAAGGGCTGCGTATGAGTAGTGAAACTAAATTCAAATGTGATTTCTGTGGAGGTAATATAGTAACTACCAAATCCTCAGATGGACTTCAAGGCTGGACCAGATCTGCTAGTACTGATAACTTTACGTGGAATTTAGAATCCAGTCTAAGAGGTCCTCATATATGTACCAGTTGTGTATATGGGATAACTATTCAAGATGAATTCAAAAGAGGTCTTAAATGAGTCAAATACTCTTCTTCGACACTGAGACTACTAACTTGCCCCAATTCAAGAAACCCAATCACGATCCCTCTCAGCCTAAGATCCTCCAACTTGGGGCCATCTTAGCCACTGATGAGGGCGAGGTGGTGAATGAGTACTGCACCTTAGTGCAAATCGGTGACACTCCAATCAACCCTTACGCCCTCGCAGCACATGGCATATCTGCCAAGCGAGCTAACGAGGAGGGGATTCCTCCAACAGAAATGTTTCTCAAGTTCCATGAGCTGTCCCAGAGTTGTGATGCACTGGCCTGTCATAACTTCAATTTCGACATCAAGCTGATACAGATCACCAGTGCCCAAATCCAAGGAACCTTCACTGACCCTGATACTTCAGTCCTCTTGATGTCAGACATAGAAGAGTTACCTTATTATTGCACTATGGCCTCAACCATATCATACTGTAACTTGCCCTTCCCCAGTGGTAGAAAGGGTAAGAAGTTTCCTAAGCTCGAAGAGTTGTATCAGATCCTCTTCGGTGAGGACTTCGAAGGTGCCCATGATGCTATGGCTGATGTGAGGGCGACTATGAGATGCTACTTTAAACTCAAAGAGATAGGAGTAATGTAATGAGACCTACAGTATATGATGGATATGATGCACCTGAGGATTGTACGAATAAGAATGATCAGACTCTCGTGGATGAACTCAGATCTATCGCAGATGAGTGTCCCACCCGCTCCCTTGGCAAGTGCCTTGATGAGGCCAAGAATATAATCTGTGGTGAGAGGCAGGATACCTACGGCAAACCTGAAGACTCCTTTCAGATTATCGCTGAATATTGGTCAACATATCTTCAGCATGAGTACAATAGTGATCATCATCACTTACGAGCTAAGGATGTGGCCCACATGATGATCCTTTTCAAGATGGCTCGAGTTCAAGGACAACGCCCCTCTCGAGATAACTACGTTGACATCGCCGGCTATGTAAGCATCGCGGCTGATCGCCTTAGCGATTAGGAGGCCCTCCATGTTCGAAGATAGAAAATTTATAGAAGATGATATCGAAGCTTGCTGGCCACACTATAGGACATATCTGATAGATATACTCAATGGTGAGTACACGGTTGAGGCGGCAAGAGAGGACTTAAGAAGTTTGATTGGTAGTAAGTATGATCCTAGATATGGAGGGATCTCCCATGCCACACAAAAATAAACCTCGCTTTATCACCCCTCTGGAGGTTCAAGACATATTGGATAATTGCCACGGATCAGACTGTCATCTAGCCCTCATGCAATGTATTGCCAAGGGAATTAATGACCTTCTTCATGGAAGGGCTAGAGAAAGGACTGTAGTATATGGCCCTAAGAATAAAGCAAAAGATAGTGACTCCTTTATAGGAGAGTGCAAGACTTGATCCGGCTAGAATGTAGGAGTTTCCTACGTTACATTATGTAACATAGCAAAAACGGAGGATCTATATGTATGTAGATGATTATAAGATAGAGGCTCTGGAAAGAGCTATACAGGAATTCAAGGGTGAAGGTCCCACTGTACAAGATGTTGATGAGAATTACAAGATTGCCAAACATCTGGAAGAATTACTCCTGGATATAAAACTAGATCCTGATAATAATTACTAGGGAGAAACATTATGGATCGTATGCAAGCATATGCTAGAGATGATGAGGTAGCAGCTAGGTTAAGAGAGAAGATTGAAAGTATTGAGGGTAATTTAATGGAGGAATTAAAGACATCTTATGGTGCAACTAAGTTTGAATTCTTTGGGACTATGTTTGATGGGCTAGATCTTATGGGACTTGGAGCTTCAAGTTTTGGAAAACTCTAATATTTAATGGTGTAATCTTATGAGAGCAACTTACGTACCCCCATCTGGCTCTAAATCCTCCCCTTACATAATCGTAGGTGAGCAGCCTGGGAAGACAGAAATCATGCGAGGGAGGCCCTTCTGTGGACCCTCCGGCGTGGAGCTTGAAGATAACCTCCGCATCGCGGGGATTAATCGTGCGGACTGTTACTTTACTAATGTCATCAAGGACGCCGATAGACCCCTCGGTCACTACATTGAATTCAATCCGAGGAAGGGTACTGTAATCCATCCTCCTGGACAGGAGTACATCAATGAACTCGCAAGAGAACTTACAGAATGCTCAGGTAAAGTTATTATCGCTCTTGGTAACACTGCGCTCTTTGCTCTGTGCGATAGAGTGGGTGTCACGAAGTGGAGGGGTTCAGTACTTTCCCCAACGCTCATCTCGGATAAGACGCTTATCCCGTCGATCCACCCGTCGACGATCATCTTCCCGAAGAATCAATACACCAACAAAAGACTCCTCATCTACGATTTACTGAGGGCTCGCCAAGTAAAAGAGGGGAAGTGGAAAACCCTAGATCGCCATATAGCCATCCGTCCCACCTTCTCCCAGGCCCTAAACTTCCTCAACGTCTGCTCTATGTGGGGCAAACTTGGGAACCCCGTCGCTTACGACATCGAAGTGGATGTGTTCAACGGAGAGATGACCTGCATCTCTTTTGCTTACACCCCTACAGATGTTATGTCCATCCCTTTTACTTGTGAGAGGGGGGACTACTTCACTCTCCCACAAGAATCGGAGATTCTTAAGAAAATTGCCTCCATTCTCGAGGACCCTACTATCCCCATCCTAGGCCAGAACCTAGTGTTCGATTGCCACTACATGCTGAGGAAATATGGAATCCACACATCCAATATACACGATACAATGGTTGCGCAGAAGACTCTACTACCTGACTATCCTGTCGGCCTCCACTTCATTTGCTCTCAGTATACTGACATTCCTTACTACAAGGATGACGGAAAGTACTGGCTTAAAGGTATTGGTAATTGGGAATCTGGTTGGCGTTACAATGCTCTTGATTCTGTGGTCTGTGCTGATGCATACCCTAAGCAAATGGAAGCACTTTTCAAACAACACAACTACTTCGCCTACGAAAGAAAGCGGAAGTCCATCCTCCCCTACGTCTTCATAATGGAGCATGGAATTAGAATTAACCTCGGTTCTATGCAACAAGCCTACAATGATGCTGAGCGTGAAGAGCAGGATCTACTGAGACAGTTACATGCAAAGTGTGGCTTTGAGCTGAACCCTAACTCTCCCAAGCAAGTAGCCACTTACTTCTATGTCACCAAGAAGTTACCTGCGTATAAGAACAAGACTGGAGGTAACACCACTGATGAAAAAGCCCTTAAACGAATCGCCCGTAAAGGCTACCCCGAGGCCTCAATCATCCTTAAAATTCGTGGACTTAACAAAGAACGAGCAACTTTTCTCGACACTTCTAAAGTTGACTCTGATGGAAGAATGCGATGCTCTTACAACCCAGTTGGAACTCGATTCTCTAGGGCTTCAAGCTCTGAGAATATATTCGGGACAGGTAACAATCTTCAGAACCAACCCCATAGGGTGCTTACACACTTCCTTGCCGATCCCTATCACGTATTCTATGGGATGGACCTAGGACAGGCAGAGAATAGGATCGTGGCCTACGTGGGACGCATCACTCAGATGATCGAATGCTTCGAAACCAAACAAGACGTACATAGTCTAGTAGCATTAATCATGGCTAACATGTACTACGGAGGCAAGCTTCCTCCAGGATTTGATCCTCGTCACACACTTGCTCCAATTGGTGACGGAAAGAAACCCTGGCGTGACTGGGGCAAGAAGACTGGCCACGCAGCAAACTATGACATCACCTATAAGACCCTTGCTCTCTACAATGAGATACCAGAACGCGATGGTAAGATGATTCTGGATATCTACCACAAAGGATTTCCCGGTGTGAGGAATGGATTCCACGCCTATGTCCAAGGATGTATAAACCGAAACAGGACACTGACTAACTTGATGGACCGTAAGACAGTGTTCACAGATAAAATAGATGACCAGTTATATAGGGAAGCTTATGCCTGCATACCTCAAGGAACAGTTGGAGATATCATCGATGAACGAGGTCTTAACTTCGTCTACTACTACAGAGATCCCATCTTCAGAAGTGTCAAACTTCTTATCCAAGTTCACGATCAAATTGGATTCCAAATCCCGACGCCTATGCATCCAACCGACCCCGTCCCTTGGGCAGCCCACTCCAAAATCCTTGGAATGATTAAGGCCTCTCTTGAGACTCCCCTCTACACCCACTATGGCCTCAAGTTTGTAATCCCTGCAGATACGACAATGGGAGTCTCATTGAATAAGGAATTGGGTCAGGACTTAGACTCCTTCGACCCAGAGTATCTGGAAAAGACTTACTACAAGTGTACTGATAAATGGTTACCTGAAGTTAGAATGTAGAATAATATAAGGAGTAATGATGAATATAATTTTGTGGATACTTATTGGATGGGTAGTATGGTTTTTTATAGGATGTCTAGTTTTAGCATTTATTGATACAGATGATGGTCAATTACTCAAATGGGCTACTGCTTGTCCTGTCCCATTAGGATATGGTATTGTAGTATCTCTCTGGCCCGTAATTTTATATTTCTGGTGGAAACATAAGTAATTAAGAAGATATGATGGCTCCCTACTGTAATAGGAGAATAGTATGACTACAAAACTTGTCTTAACATGGTTTTTAATTACTATTATAATACTTATAGGTGGATTTTATGAGGTAGAATACGGAAGAACATCCATAAGATGGCATATATTTACAGGATGGATATTTATAGGTATTATAGTTGCACTATATAGAATATGGTAATGGAATCCCTACATTACATAATGTAACATAGAAGATAAGGATTAGTGATGGGACGAAAACTAGCAGACTGGCTCGACTCTTACATGATCTATACGAATAATTCGGAACCTCCAAAGTTATATCACACTTGGACCGCAATCAGTACTGTGGCCGCAGCCCTCCAGCGAAAGTGCGTGATGAATTGGGGACCTATTCAATTCTATCCTAATATGTATGTCGTACTTTGTGGGCCTGCTGGACGTGCCCGGAAGGGTACTGCCATGTCCTATGGGAAGAATTTCTTGTCTCGCCTAGGAATCAAGATGGCTGCTGAGTCCATAACTCGTGAGGCCCTAGTCCGTGAGATTATGAACGCTCAGACCACTGAGATTGATACTGAGACAGGTGAGATGACATTCCATTCATCACTCACAGTCTACGCACCCGAGCTTGTAGTATTCTTAGGATATAACCAGCAACAACTAATGATGGATCTAACCGACTGGTTCGACTGTGGCTCTGGCCCTGATGGCAAGTGGACCTACCGCACCAAGCATCAAGGCACTGATGAGATTGTAGGTATCTGGATCAATCTGATTGGCGCCACTACTCCAGATCTCCTCAGGTCCTGCTTAAGTATGGATGCCATAGGCGGAGGACTTACCTCAAGGATCATCTTCGTCTATGAACCAGATAAGTTCCAATCATGTCCTGCTCCCTTCCTATCCCAAGCTGAGAAGGACTTGAGTGAATCCCTCTACTATGATCTGGAGCAGATTCACATGATGAAAGGAGTCTTCAAACCCTCCAAGGATTTCATTGACTTATGGGTCGAGTGGTACATAAAGAGTGACCAGCAACATCCCTTCGACGATCCACACCTGGCCCCCTACTGTGAACGTCGTCCAGTACATGTAATGAAACTGGCCCTTATCCTTAGTGCTTGCCACACTGACTCCATGATTGTCACGGCTGACGACCTTAGTCGTTCCATCCGCACAATAGAACAGACTGAAAGAAACATGCCTAAGACCTTCTCAGGCATTGGTAAATCTCCTCATGCTGAAGTCCTATCTAAAGTGATGAATGAAATAGGGTTAGCGGGGGAAATCTCTATGAGAGAGTTACAGCAGAAGTTTTATCATGATGCGGATGCCAGAGTCTTGGAACTCATTGTGCAGACCCTTTCCGGCATGGGCTTCATCACCAGAGTAGAACGGGGTAACGAAACAATACTTAGGTATCACAAGGTTAGGCCAGGAGGTGAAGTATGAAACAACTAATCGACCTCTTACATATCCTCCAATGTAGGAAGAATCACGAGAGTGACATGGCCCGAGCCTTCAGTAAGGCAGAGGGAGTCTGCTACTATTACCTTGAGAATGACATCGCTGGCGGAGAGTCCATGGAAGATCATACTATCTGGACTCAGAATGTGGAGAAGTTCAAGATTGCTATGAACCTCGGTAGTGACCAAGAGACTATGGACTTCATAAGAGATTGCATCAAGATCTCCCATCAAATCCATAGTTTGTCTTCGGGCAGTAAGTATAGAGTGGACTTCATTAAGTCCCTACTAAATCTCTAATGAGTGGATTAAAAGGAGGAGGGCAATCCCCTCCTTCCACTTCTCCCCTTCGGTGCCTCCTTATAAACTCCCATGATAACCTCGTAGGGATTCCCACCATTGTAAGCCGTGTTGATAGATTTCATTATCTGATTTGTCATAGGCACTCCGTACGAATAACCTATTGCCTTAGCAATCAACTGAATATTCTTCCTTTTCTCACGAGGTGTGAGCTGATCCCAATCAAGGGATTCTGAGAACTTCATTGCTGCCTCAGGAACAAGTGATGCCCACTCACCCATCACTCCTCCAAGTGAGGATCCGTACTTAGCACTTCCACCGATCATGGGCAACTTCTCCAGGAGTTCTCCGGCCGCGGATGCTACTGCATGAACATCACTACCATCATCATCCTTCACCTTAAGGTACTCACCAATCGGATCAGGGACAACATTCTCATAGCCCATCATCTTGTAGAGTTGCCCAGCTAGGACTGTGGCCACTACATACTTAGTAGCTCTCATCAATGCCTGCTTGTTGGATACGTCGGCATTCTTAATCCCTAGCACATCCCTGATAATAAAATTGAAGTCAGCAATCCCGAATGTCTGCAACAGTGTAAGCCACTTAGTAACCTTCCCCGTCTGTATATCCGAAACTGCCCCCTTAATCCCCATGCCCTGAGTCTTCTCCACAACATCATCTGCGAAGTGAACCAGATCATCTCCCTT